GTTCACATCTCGGTGCGTCTTCGCCCTGGGTCATGCGATACGCGGTCCGTGGTTGTCGGTATGGAACACGAACGATCTACATCGTCAAAAAACGATCACGATTGAATTATTGACACCCGTCGTTCTTTCTGGCAAGCTACTGGCTGACATCTAATTCCGCTGTTTCCGCGCCAGGATGAGGTTCGCGGTAGAAGCTGACACACGTCAGTCTCTACCGCTTTTTTTATGCCTAACTCTATGCAGACTTCAGACACGTCTCCTGTTCTTGAGTTGTCGACATGGAAGCAACAGATTCGCAATGGCGAAGACAGCACGGACGCCATTGTCAGGAAGCAGTCCGTGGCTGTGACCGAAGACCTCGGCAATCGGCAGATCAAGTTCACGATCTCGACGAGCGGCGTCGACAGAGAGAATGACCGACTGAGCGCCGACGGCTGGTCGTTGAAGTCGTATCGGAAGAACCCTGTCGTCATGTTCGCCCACGATTACAAGCAACTGCCGGTCGCACGAGCCGTGTCAATCACACAGCAAGATGGCAACTTGATCTCGACGGCTGAGTTCGCGACGGCTGACTTGAATCCGTTTGCCGATACGGTCTACCGGATGATCAAGGGCGGCTTCCTGAACGCCGTCTCTGTCGGGTTCCGACCGCAGAAATTCAAGTCTGCTGAGCGAGACAATGGGCAGCAGGGCTTCGACTTCGAGGAACAAGAACTGCTTGAATATAGCGTCGTTCCCATTCCGGCCAACCCTGACGCGTTAGTGGCCGCAGCCAAGCACGGAATCGATCTGGACCCGATCACAGGTTGGGCGAAGTCCTGGCTGACTGATATTGACTCTGCACCGACGAAGGGCATGGTGCCGAGCAATCCTTCGGACTACGGGCTGGCACCGATGAACGAGGAATGGAGCCGACCTTCGTTGCGAGACTTTACGTCGGACTCATGGGATGCAGTCGACGCCGATAAACGTCGAGCGATTGCCAAGCACTTCACCTATGCCGCCGACATGCCGCCTGCAAATTACGGCGATCTCAAGCTCCCACATCATCGATCTAAAGGAGCAGACGTGGTCTTCAGAGGTATTGCAGCGGCAGCAGGACGCCTCGACCAGACCGACTTCACGGCTGACGACTTCGGGAAGATTCGCGCACACCTTGCCAATCACTACAAAGAATTTGATCGCGTGGCTCCGTGGGAGCGTGCGTCTGATTCGTGGGAGAAGTTCACACGAAGCCGTGACGCGATGCAGGCCGATGAGGTAAGCGATCACGAACTTGGCGGTCTGTTGCGTGCGTACGGATTCACAGACGAAGCGAATGCGCTACTGGAAACAGGTAGCGACGCAGAAGAGACTGAGCGACTATCGCTTGCTGAAGAGGAAATCCAAACCGCTCAACTTGAAAGCCTTGCGACGGAGATTCGAGATATGAGCAGCGAGATTGTAGAGAAGAAGGAACTAGAGTCGGATCAGTTGAACGACTTCCTTGATGTCATTAGAAAAGAGATGAACGCGATCAAGGTCGCCGTCCGAGAGACGATCAAGAACGTCGACCGGTTTCAGAACACCTTCCAATACGTTGAAGGCTCTGGCCTCTATACAGACAAGCCGAAGAAGGCGCTCTCGTTCGATGTTTCTCCCGATGAGCTGACCGTCGACGGCCCACAGGATGTGACCGAGAGCGAAGAGTTCATTGATCTGATTGAAGAAGAACCAGATGGACGGTTCGACATCGATCCGTTCGTATTGAAAGATGCCCTCGTCGATGCGACGAAGGATACCGTGGCACAAGTGGTGAATGAAGAAGTTCGGGCAATGGTCAACAGGGTGTCTGGTCGCGTTGACTGAGTTATTCAAACCAAGAGGTGAATGAAGATGCGATTGACGAGAGATGAGCTAACCGACCACATCAAAGAGCAGGTCGTTCCTCAGATTAAGGAATTCTGTGATAGCAATGTGGCCGAGCTAGTACGTGACAACATTGAGAAGGCTGTTGCTCCCATCCGAGAACGGACTGAGGCGCTCACAACGCAGGCCATCTCACACTCCAACAGTTCCACACAGCGGAAACGCGAAAAGGGTGAAGCCCTCGGTCGCTGCATTCGTGCGACGGCATGGGCCAAGCTCAACGACGCTGGCGTGGATGGAGCCATTGCTCAACTCAAGCGGTGGGGTGATGACGATCTTGCTGACAAGTGGCAAGAGGCACGCACGAAGGCGCTCTCTGCTGGCGATGCTGCAAGCGGAGGCTTCCTGGTGCCAGAGGAGTTCAGTAGCGAGCTAATCGAACTTCTCCGCGCACGGTCTGTCGTGCGGTCAATGGGCGCAACGACGATCTCCATTGCTGGCTCAGGGACGTTGAACATCCCGAAGCTCACAAGCGGAGCGAGTGCGGCCTACATTGGAGAGAACACCAACATTGGGCAGAGTGAGCAGGTCTTCGGAAACCTGAAGCTCTCGTTCAAGAAGCTGGCAGTCTTGACGCCGATCAGCAATGACCTTATCCGCTACAGTTCGCCTGGAGCTGATCAGGTTGTGCGCACCGACCTTGTCGAAGCGATGCGCGTCAAAGAAGATCAGAAGTTCATTCGAGGCGACGGCACTGACGGCGCACCGCGTGGCCTCCTGAGCTGGTGTCCAGGTGGGAATAAGATTGCCGCTGATGCGACAGTCAACCTATCGAACACGTTCCAAGACCTCGGCAAGTTGGTCCTCGCGCTTCAAGAAGGTAACGTGCCGATGACGAGTCCTGGCTGGTTGTTTGCTCCACGCACGGAGCAGATGCTGATGACCTCGTTGAACGCGAATGGCGTTCCGGCCTTCAGAGATGAAATGAGCAACGGTCAACTCTGGGGCTTCCCGTTTGCCTCGACGACCAGCATTCCCATCACGCTGGACACCACAGGAGCAGGCTCGAACGACGAGAGCGAAATCTACTTCTGTGATTTCAGTCAAGCTGTGATCGGTGAGAGTTCCACGCTGCAAGTCAGCGCAAGCGACACGGCGGCATACCATGACGGGTCCAACGTCATCGCGGCCTACTCGCAAGACCAGACCGTCGTCAGGGCGATCTCAGAGCATGACTTCGGGATGCGACACGATGGTGCGGTTGCTATTCTGACGGGCGTGGATTGGGCACCTGGAGCGTTCTAATTAGCACTGAATAATTGAGAGGTGAATCACAATGATCAATAGAGGATTAAGTCAAGCAGCGCAGTTCTCAGTGCTAGAGCATCACACCTTCGACGCTTCCTGCGGAAGTGTGAACGCCTCCAGCACCGGCAATGAGGTCATGGGCCTCATCGTCGACCGAGTCGGTCTCGGCGACAGCTTCAACTCCGCGAAGGCGGTCATGACGGCTGTCGGTGAGATTGGCACCACAACGGTCGACAGCGGCTTCATCGGCTTCCAGGTCAAGATGATGCACTCGTCGACGACCTGTGTGGGCGACTTCAACGAGTTGTCCACCGCCGACCGCAAGGGGCTTCAGGGTCTCTACATTGTCACCAACACCACAGCGACCAGTACCGGCAACGCATCTGGCCGCATGTCGACTGATGCGGGTATCAGTACCAGCACCGGGACAGCCGTGTGGTATGGCGACCTCGGAACCTATGCGCTGACTGGCGCACAGCGGTTCCTCAGTGTGAACCTGATGCCTGAAGTCCACGCATCGTCATCGGGCGGCAGTGTGCTTCGTATCGCTGGTGCGTTGGCCCTGGGCGACGTGCAACAGGCGCTGCCGAACAGTACGTCGACTGGTGTCGTAATTAAGACGACGGCGTAGACGAAGTGCTACCATTTGGCGATGCGGGTGACTGTTGTCGGGAGAGCCTTAGCCATAGATCGGGTGCATTACAACTGCGGCGAGACTCTTGGCGTCGATGACGACGTAGCGAACTCACTGATCCAGGCTGGTCGTGTCAAGGCGGCCAGCCTGGAATCAGATTCGTCGGTCCACACGGCTTCATCACCTAGCCCACCGAAACATCGACAGGCGCGAGTGCGTCGTCGTGTATCCACTGCCAAAGGTAAGGGAGCCTCATGAGTAGCAATGTGACCGATGCAGCAACCGAAAGCACTGGCGTCAAAGCTGACCATTCGTGTGCGGCACATCCGAAGGTGATTGACGCAGACAAGGCCATCGTCGAAGTCAGTCCTCCACGATCCGAAGTTGCCATCTGCGGGTTCGCGTCAAGCACGCGACACCTGATTCCTGTCGACGATAACCGTGTCGAGATATGGGGTCTGAATCAACTCTATCGGCACATCGACCGTGCAGACCGATGGTTCGACATTCACCGCAACTGGGAAGAGGACAACGTCGAAGGCACCGATCATCCGAAGTGGCTGAAGGAGTGTGGGATTCCGATCTACATGGTCAAGAGAGACCACGACCTTCCCACGTCAGTCCGGTTTCCGATTGAGCGGATGATTGCGTCGGCGTCGGATTATTTCACATCGACGGTTGCGTACATGTTGGCCCTTGCCATCAGCGAAGGGTTCAGCAAGATCCACCTCTACGGCATTGACCTGGTCGTCGGCACCGAATACGAAGTCCAGAAAGCCTGCGTCGAGTTCTGGCTCGGCATGGCGCATGGAAAAGGCATCGACCTTAACATTCCGAGCGCCAGCGCACTATTAACGCAGACGCATCGCTACGGCTACGAGAAGCAGCCTGACACCGGTCCCATGCCAAACATCGAAGAGCTTACGAACCGAGCGAATGCGATCAGCACGGCCAAGAACAAACACATGGCAAGCGCGGCGACCCTCGACGGAGCGTTGCAGGAGATCGAATACCTCAAGCAGATCGCACAGCTACGCGCCAGGGGCGCGAGAATCCCGATCATGACGGAGCAGTAAAAGTGATCACAGTATGCGCCAGCTCGACCAACGAACTCATCGGCACCATGAGCGAACTCATGCGCGTGATCGGCGTGACGGCAAGTTCCTGTGGAATCGACGAAGCGCATCTTGCCGCCAGTCAGTGGACCGCGAACTATATCGGTCAACCGATCCATCGCGCTGTCTATTCTGAGACTGTCAAAGCCTACGGCGGTCTGAATCTCTCGCTGTCACGGACACCGGTTCGCGGTGTGCGTCGCGTCTTCAGTGCCACCGACACCGGCACGGCTACTGAGTTATGTAGTACTGATTATCGCCTTGATCAAGAAGGCGGCTTCTTGAATCGAGACAGAGGGTGGGCGTGGACGGCGCAGAATTACTGGAACATTACCTACACACCGATTCCGAACTCGGAGACGGCTCCGTGGTTGGTCGAGTACGAAGCCGGATTCCTAAACACCAGCGGATCGAGTTCGACCGACACCGACACCTACGCGGTCACGTCAACGGATGCGACGATGCCGCAGGAGATTATCCGCGCCACGATGATCAAAGCGCGGCAGTTGTACGTGAATGCGGAAGGCGTTGTGAAGAGTAAGAAGGTCGGCGACCTCTCAATCACCTATGCGACCGAAGGCACCGAGGACATGGCGACGCAACTGCTCGATCCGTGGAGGAGATATTTCTGATGCCGATCAGTCGATGGTTCGACCTGATGCCGCAGACGGTCAGCATTGCCTCTGTGGGGGCGCTGAACGACTT